TACATTATTCATTTGTGGTAATGCTTGTTGTTCTTCGCTTGACATTACATTATTCATTTGTGGTAATGCTTGTTGTTCTTCGCTTGACATTACATTATTCATTTGTGGTAATGCTTGTTGTTCTTCTGAACTAAAATTTTCATATGATGCATAATTTAATTCTTCAAAATATTCTACCAAATTAAATTTAGGTTCTTGTGTAGCACTGTCAAGCATAAATAAACCAGTGTTAGTACCAATCAATATATTAATATTTGTTGACGTTAAATGATATTGAAAGCTTCTATTCAAAAATTTATCATCTATCATTGATAAATTACTAATATAATTATTCATTACTTTTTTTATTTTATCAGTATTTAATGATACATTCAATAATCCATGTTTATTGTAGTAATCAATTAGTGTTTTCTTATTTTCTTCAGATATAACTTTTTGAGATCTAAATCCTAATACTTTATTATCTGAGTCTAATTTGGCAATAATACCTCCCATTATAAAGGATTGAGAAAAAATTAAATGATTATTATTTTACAAATATCTTAATTCTGAATTAAAATTTTTAATAAATATTATTGACCAAATAAAAATAGATGATTCATTAATGATTATTTTTTGATTAAGTATATTATCTTGTATTTCACATTTAATTTGAAATGATTCCCAATTAAAATTAAATTGATTATAAATTTCTTCTAAAATATCTACTAAATTATTATATTTTATTATTAATTTTGGAAAAAAGTTTTCCAATAATTTTATATGATTTTGAATAGTAAAATCAAAAATTATTAAATTAATTAATTCAGACCATTTTTTTCTAATAATAATTCCAGCATCTGAATAATAAAATTGATAATCATCAAATATTCCTGGATAATCAATAAAAAAATCATATAAATCCTGACACTCTTTTTTATTTAAATCCATATATTTTGTTAAATTATTAAAATTAATAATACCATTTGATCCAAATATTAAATGCATAAATCTTAATAAACTTAATTCATAACAATCGTCAATTTCTAATCCAGTTGTTGGATCAATAAATGGTTTTGGTAATATTGGTTTAATTAATGAATTTTTTAATTCATCTAATTTCGGATAATAATTTTCTAAATAATCTTCACTTGCTGAACTAGTTGTTGAGTCAGTATCAATAATGTCATCTGTATAAATAAATATTGACTTTTCCATTTAATATTATTATTTATTAAATTTCTAAGTCACAATTCTAACTATTTAGTTTGTTTATTTTCCGTAGTAATACCTTTGTATTCATTCTTAGATGCTGACATAAATTGTCCAGTTTTTGAATCGCGTTTTATGAAAGTATTAGTATGTGAATTATATAATTGTGTGCGCTCTTTTACTGCACCAATACGATGTCCATCATTAGTATTTTTAGCCATTAATGATGTTCAAATTAATATAATTATAATAATTATCAATTTTTATATAAATATTGAAATAATATAAAATTATATCAATATTTGTATATATAATGCCGGAACTAAAGAATGAAACCTTTATTAAGAATATTGTTGATCCAAGAACTGGAAAACAAGTAAAGAAAATCTATCAAATAAAAGTATCTAAAATAAATAGATTAGTTGAACCATTAGTATGGGAATATTATAAAAATCGCGCGAATACATCTATTAGTGACATCTATAAAAAATTTAATGGATATCAACTAAAGTTTATCTATTTTGGTGATCCAGTAATTCATACCGTCAATACAATCGATAATTGGGAACAGGTAGATAATTTACCAAATAATTCTACATTAAAGAAATTAAAAGAAGCTCAAACAGTTAGTCAAGAATTGAATGAATAAATTAAACTTCAATTTCTTTCTTACTTTCACGATATTTTTTAGCATAAAGAGCTTTTTGTTTTCTAAACTCTTCTATGCCTAATTCTTGTTTCTTCTTTTCTATATTTTGTAATGATCTCAAACGTTGAGCTATTTTTTCATCAGTATCATTATGTTCAACAATTTTATTAGTTGTTTTCCATCCATTAGTATTAATAATTTTATATTCTGATTTTATTAATCCTAAATCATATTTTTCATTTAATTGATCAATAAATTTTTCTAATTCTATTTGTAAATCATATGAATTGATTTTGATTTTATATTGAAAACGTTTTTCATCTATTTTTTTACAAAATTGTATATAATCAATATCATTAACATTACATATTGAAAAATTTTGTGGCATAACTGGTTTTATTTTACCAGTGTTATCAATATGTTCAATATTTAATTCTTTTACAATTTCAGTATATTCTTTTGGAATATTATATAATATTATTTTTTTAATTTGAACAATATCTTTATACATTTTATTTATCATATCAATAAAGTTATTAAATTCTAATTGAAAATCATTAGTATTTAATTTAACCATTTTCTTAATTCTTTTACCATCAATTAATTTAGTAAATTGTAAAAAATAGTCATTATATGTATTCTTAACTACTGATATATTTGTTGGTAATTTAAATTCATTTGAATCATCTTCAATTATTTCATTTTTAATTTGTTTTTTATTATTGTGTTTTTCAATAATTTTTGAATTTGTTCTTATTTTGATTATTTTCTCTGGATTAATTATTTTAGAAAGTTCATGTGAAGAATTCCATTCATCTGCATTATTAATTTTATAATTTTTAAGCTGTAGATGTGTGAATTTTTTATTAACTTCAAATATTAATTTATCTAATTCTTTTTGAATATCTATACAATCTATTTTATGTTTATAATAAAGTCTATTACCATCTTCAACTTTATTAAATTGAATATAAATTTGTTTATCGTCTCTATATAATGATATATTATTTGGTAAATCGGGTTTTTTAACATCTATATCATTATCCAAATGAATAAAATCATCATATTTATTGTTTGTAATTTTTTTATTTTTATGGTAATGTTCTAAATTTTTCTTTATATTTTCTTCTTTATTTTCTTCATAATATTTTTTATTTTGTTGGCTAATATTTTCTTTATAAACATCTAATCCTAATTTTTCAATTTGTCTTTGTCTAAATATTTTTATACGAGTTGCTGGACAATTATATTCTAATTCTTGTATTCTATTAGTATTTTTAAGATTTGTGTACCTTTGAATCGCCCACCTATTGTACCATTCGTTAAACATTTCATTTGCTGTTTTATTAATTGAATTTTTTAGTTTTTTCTTTTTACCACATAGAATATCTTTTGAGTTTTCATATGTAAATCCAAAATATATACCTTTGGGATTATCAGTCATAAATAATTCCCTTGGTAATTTTAATCTTTGAATTGCATCTGATAGCACATATAATTTTGATGTTTTATTTGTTATTTTATTATGTACTGATAATAAATATTCTCTACATAATTTTGTAATTTCAGGTGATATTTTATATACTGAATTACCCGATGTCATACCAATAAATTTAATTTCTTTTAATCTATCATATTGTATAGATTTTCCATATAACCCAGTTGTAATTATTCCAAGTAATTCTTCATTATATTTATTAAAATATTTGTCCATAATTTCTTTACTAAATGCTAATTTGACTAATAATTTACCTCCATTAAAATTAAATCCAAAAGGCTGCAAACTAACACATGTTGATAAATTCATAATTCTATTTAACATTTTATCTTTAAATTTATTATCTGATGTCCAACCAATATAGTCATCTCGCATTTTTAAATTTTTAATATCAGAAGATAAACTGATTATACCTAGGTATTTTCTAGTATTTAAATCTTTAATTAAAACACAAATTGTTCTTCCAATAAAATTTTCAGATTTAAATGTTTCTAATGATGAAACATTATATCTATAATAATTCCATAAATCTTTTTGTTCTTTTGACTCTACAAATTCTAAACATATTTTAATATTTTTTATATTTTCAATTGTACCTGTCCAAATTCTAGAATTATAATAATCATATGAATGTAAAAAATTTGGTTTTATTTTTTTAATTGACCCATCCAAGTAATCATATAATTTATCTATTAATTTTTCTTCAATATCTTCACCAATATTTAAACTTTTATATTTAGAAATTAAAGCACATTTATTAATAAAATCATTATAAGATTGTGTATGTTTTAAATAATTACAAGTTTTACAACATGATACTGAATTTATTTTTGTGTATCCAATTAAATTATTTTTTCTATCAATACCACCAGCACCATTATAAATTTTAGTTTCATTACTTGTTTTACAATATGTACATGGACTATTTATTAATTTATGAAAATCTTTTAATTCTAACTCAAAATCTAATTGTCTTTCTTGTGCTCCTTTAATATAAGAAATGAAAGATGGATTAGATGCGGATTCAAATAAATTATAGTCTATATTACCATCAAATTTATTATTAACTGTAGCTATATGTTGACAAATTTTTATAAATGTCATTAGATCATTATCTTTTTTCATAATATTACATAGAGTACAACAAGGAACACAATTTGATTTGATATATCCTTTTGAATTATTTGCTCTATCAATACCAATACCATGTTCTTGATTGATAAAACCACAATAATAACATTTTTTAGAAAATAATTTTAAACATTCAATATCAGTAAGGGTAAATGGTAAATTTCTTTTTTTTGCACCATCTTTATAACTGTTTATTTTTTGTTCAAATATATCTTTTGGTATATAATTATCAACATTTTTCTGTGAATTTTTATTACATATTATACACTGGTCATTGTCAAGTAATTTATCATTAGGAAAAATATGATTGCATGAAATACACATTTTATTTTCATTTATTTCATTATTATATTTAACTGCATTTTCAATAAAGTTAGTTTTAATATCCAAATCTTTTTGAGATTTATTAATACAATTAATACAATAATTTGAGTCATCAAAAATATTAGACCAACAACCTCTAATCCAATTTGAACATATTTTAATTCCAGAATCATTTAATTCTTTCCATTTTTTATATGATTGATGTAATTCACAATAATCATCATTTTCAAGTGCTTTGTAAACACATACTTTATTTTTTTGTGATATTCCTTGACAGAACTTAATTTGAATACATTTATTACATTTTAAATTTTCAATAGATTCTTGACTCATATCATTTGTTATTATACAATTACAATGAAAACAAAATATTAAATTATTAGGATCAACTTTATTTTCAAGATATTTGTGCATCTTGCAAAAATTAGTTACTTTTATTTTTTCACAAAAAACCATATTATGATTATGATAACTACATTTTGTGTTTTGAATATTTAAATTATACATTATAATTTAGAGTATATATTTCTTTATATATTTTGCGCAATTTTTTTCAGGTAACGAAAAATTTATCAATATATTAAACCAAAAATAATTTAATATATAGAATCTGTTGTAAAAACCATCTATAATTTTTTTTAATTTGAATATGCAGTGCCTGCCATCCCGGACATCACCCTTAATACGTTGTAGTTTTGAGTGTAGATGTTGATGAATGAAGATGAAGAAGATCCTAAGTATTCAGTGTAGCTTGTGGAAGTAGCGTTGTATAAACCAGTTTGGACTTGTAAAGTGGCGTTGTCGATACGAGAGAAGTTGCAAGTGCCAGTTGGTTGGTGATCTTCGGCTTTAAGGGCAAAAGAGTATACGTTGACACCATCAGCAGGAGTGTTGGAGAAGTGTTGAGAGGGTTGAACGTAGTTGAAGTAGTGTCCATCTCTGTCTTGGAAGCGGTCGTGACCGTTTAATTGTAATTTGGCACTGTAAACGGGGTTATCAGTTCCATCAACAAAGTTTCCGTAGTTGAAGTGATCAACAACACTGACAGTTGCTAAATCAAGAACAGCACTAACAGCACCACCAGCAGATAAATCAGATTGTCTCTTGGATAAATCTTCGGGAGTTAAGTTGTTTCTGACAACAATGGTATTGTTTAATAATTCACTTAAACCAACTCCAAGGGTAAGTTGACCACCAGCAGCAGCAGCAGTGGTAGCAACAATTTTGACTTCAATTTTGCCTAATAAAGCAGTTACAGTGGCATTGAGACCAACAAGGGTACCGGGTTCAACGACATCACCAACACTTACAGCGGGAACGGTGGTAACGTTGGCAGCTCCAGCAGTAACAGTAGCCCCAGTTCTGGTAGCTACGTATAAAACTCTGGCAAAGCGGTCAGCAGCTTCTTTCCAAGTGGAAGCACCGGCAGCCCAAGCAATCCAGTTTTGACGAGTAGCGTGTCTTTCAAGATGGGGAGCCCATACTAAGTATTTGCAAGGGTGATTGAAGTTAAGTCTGTATTTAGCAGTGGCAGCAGTTAAGGATTCAGAGCCAGTGAATTGTAATTGTTCGATTAAGTATTCATGAGAAGCTTGAGCGAAGCGTTTGCGTTCTTCAGAATCTAAGTATACATAGTCGATTAATAAGTAAGAATCACTCATTAAACCAGTGCCAGAGGGGGCAACACCGGAATAGTTGACTAATCCAGAGAAGTCTCTGAATTTAAGAGTGACGCGAACGTCGTGGTATTGTAAGGCAATTAAAGGTAAGGCTAAACCGTCGTTGCGGTTAAACCAGAATTGTAAAGGAACGTACATTTGGTAGGCTCTGATAGGAGTTGAGTCAATGTTGGAGAGTTCGGGAACGTCACCAATCATTTTAGCATAACCACGTTCTTGACCGGATTTGTGGGTCAATTCGTACCAGATGTTTAACCAGTCACCATAGTGTTCATCGATTTTGGAACCTCCAATTTCGATTTTGCATGATTCGACCATAGCGTGACCTAAACGTCTGACATAGCCCCATGTAGCTCCTACTTTGGTAGCTGCGTTTAATTTTACGGCAACATACATGTTAGTGATTAAATCACCGTTTCTGTTGATGTTGCAAGTGACAGTGCGACCGAAGTCGGCAGCACCATTCCAGGTTTGTTGAATTGGTTCAACGGAGAAGTTTGTGTGACGTCTGTAGACGACTTTGAAGACTTTTTTTTATATTACCATCAGAATACATCATAATAGTACATAAAGCTAATAGTTTCCTATTAGAGTAGACTATATCTTAAGCTCTTATTAATAAGAACCCATAACCATTTAGTCGTTGAACTGCAATCTAATTTTTATTTAAATATTTAATTGCTAAATCAAGTTTTTTTTCAAGAGATAGCTTTTTTGATGTGAAAAATTTATTTTTAATTGTAGGATGATTTGATACTACATAACCAGGAGATTGATAATTTGATGGATTACCTACGTAAAAACTTATATACATTGGTAGATCTTTATCATATTTTTTGTGTGAGAAAGATAATTTTTTAACATGATCTTGATTAAGATGTAACCCATAAAAATGATGGTTTTCTTTAGTTTTACTAATACTAATTTTTTTTTTAGTATTTTCAGACCTAGGTTTACCAAAATTTGGATTATTAATTCTTTTCTTACTATCAGACATTTTCTTTTTTGACACATCGGACATTATTTTATTTAATGTACCACCTGTTTGCATATTATAACCATTTGGACTTAAAGAATTATATAAATTTATATAATGTTCTTCTTTTTCATCTAAATCGTTATTATCAATTTTTCGATATAATTATATTCAAATGATTTAATACCATATTTATTAATTGCTAAATGTATAGCTGACAAACTTTTAGAAGAACTTGAATTTGAAAAATGTTCATTAATTCTTTTTAAGTAATCTCTTTTTGTTTGACCAATATAGTATTTGTTATTAATTTTATTTTTAATATATCCCATATTATTAAAATAATAAATTTCTTTTTAAATATTTATAATTAGATTTTGGCTGCGGATTATCCAATCTTATAAATTTTTGCTGTACCCAAGTTTTTTATCTTGGCCATTAAAATATCACTATTTTAATTTAGCATTATAAGCTCTAAGGAAGTTCCCGCAATTTGATTATGTTGCCATTTGTTTGGGTGGAAAACAAATGACTAGCACTTGAGGATTTCTACGTGAGACCTCTAATGTATTTACCCAATCTTATCTCAATTTGATTGGACCAGTGCTTTTCAACTCTCTTCTTTTGTCATCGTAAAATCAGAAAGTAATTTGAGGATTACCGCTTAAATAGACGTCTTGAGCGCCATAAGCGACGAGTTGCATTAAACCACCACCCATTTAGATATATAATTAGGGATAGAAATTTTTCTAAATAATTTTTTAATTAAAAACGAATTTATACATTTTGAAACTTAATATTTCTATAATATTTTTTTCTATTTTTTTAAAAAATCCGTTTTTTCTAAATGTTTTTTGTAATTATTAAAAATTTTTTATATTATCAAATAATATATTTAAAGTAATTTTTTAATATACAATTAATAATTGGATGTCTAGTACCAAGAAAACTTCGAAATACAAGGAAAATAAACAATCTAATGTAAAAGAATCTAACACCCTGGATAATAAACATAGAATTATGGTTAAATATTTCTCTCAAATGCGAAATGATAAAGATGACATTTCTCAGCAAATTATAAATATTAATCAAGAAATCAATTCTATGGATGAAAGAAGAGATTCATTTACATTAGAAGATATTAAACATCGAGCCCATTTATTAGATAAAAAAGACTCACTAGAATTACAAATAAAATCTATATCTAATAATTATGATGAAATGGATTATTATGATAATGCTGGTGATTTAATTTCTGATTATTATGAAATGCGTGATACTAAAGAAGTTCAAGTAAAAGAATCAAAAAATATTTTGGAATTTTTATTTACTAAAAAAGAAAAAACTATTATTAATCCAGATGAAAATAAACCTGTAAATAGAGCCAATTTGTTTGAAAAATATTGTCAAAGAGTTGATGGTATTAGAATTAATCATGATGATGGTTCTAATAGAATTAAATATTGTACTGAATGTAAAATTGAGAAAATTCTTGATATGACTGAAAGTGCTTATATTTGTCCATGTTGTGGAGACAGTGAAATGATTATTTTAGACGAAGATCGTCAGATTAAGGATTATTCACCATATAGAAAAGTCAATCATTTTAGAGAATGGCTTAATCAATTTCAGGCAAAACAAAGTCCTGATATTCCTGAAAATGTTTTTATTGATATTGTTAAAGAATTAAATAAAAGAAGAATTACCGATTTATCAGTATTAGATAAAAAGAAAATGAAGGCAATATTAAAAAAATTAGAATATAATATTTATTATGAACATGTTGCATATATTATAAATAAATTAAATAATCTTCCTCCACCTAAAATTACTCGAGATATGGAAAAATTATTTATTAGTATGTTCTTTAAAATTCAAGATCCATGGGAAATGTACAAACATCCTGATCGTAAGAATTTTTTATCTTATTCTTATGTTCTTCATAAATTTTGTGAATTATTAGAATTAGATCATTTATTAGATTGCTTTCCATTACATAAAGATTCTGATAAAATAATGGAAAATGATCAATTATGGGAAAAAATATGTAAACATCTAAAATGGGAGTATATTAGTTCCTTCAAGTAAGAAACTAATTCAGAGTTTTGTTTACAAAACTGTATATTAGTTCCTTCAAATAATATTTCATATTTATTATTAAATAACAGTTCATTTGAGTAAAAATTAAATTCTAAATTAAGTTAATTATGAACCATATATTGTACAATATATCTTTATTAATACTAGTTGTTGGTATTATTTTAATGACTGTTTATATTACTAAAGCTTCCAATAATGGTTATCTAACTTATCATCAACAAATTTTAAATAAAAGATCAAAATTAACTGAGAAACCTTATCAATCTATTTATGATTATAAGGTTAATAAGGAATATCAAAAAATGTTTTCTCAACCATCAATTTGGATGGGTTATCAAGATTTTGATGCAAAAGATAAATCACAAAAAATATTTGTAAAATAAATTTATTTAAAGAATAATTAGATTATAAATCTAATGTCAAGAGTGGATTATTTAACTGAAGATTCGATTCTACCATTGGATCAAAAATATGTCTGTTTATCATTTTTAACAGATAAGGATAATAAGACTACATTATCGGGTATTAAAATTCGTGGTGCTTTCTCAAAGTACGAAGAAGCTTGTGAACATTGTAAAAAACTACAAGCTATTGATCCAGCGTTTAATGTTTTTGTTGGTGAAATGGGTAAATGGTTACCATTTGATCCTAATCCAGATTCTCAAGCTGTTAAAGATTCAGAATATGCAAATGAAGAATTAAATAAAATGATGAAAGGTTATCTTGAGAACCAAGAAAAGGCTAAATTATATCACGAACAACGTAAGAATGAAATGGTTAGAAAGAATATTTTAGACAATTTACAATCCAGACAAGATACTATTAAAGATTTGAAGAAAAAAGTAAGCAAAGCTAAAGATGCTACTGAAGTAGAAAGTCTTGAAAAGAATATTCTTGAAATTGAAAGTCAAATTAAAAAGATGGAAGAAAAGAAATCAGAATTGGATACTGAAATTGAAAATTTAAGCAATCAAGTAAAAAATACTAGTACATCTTCATCAGAATTAAATGGTCCTAAAATTATTGGTGATAATTAATTTAATTATATTTATAAAAATATAATTAATTTTTAACAACTGTGACACGTACTGAATTTCTTTTCCTAGAAAATAAACTTTCAGGATTAAATATTTCTAAACGTTTGTTCCACTGTGAATCATATGCTTCATCATGAAATCTTCTAAATTTATTACATCCAACATTAAATGTAGGTACTGGTTTAGCTTTATACCA